AGGACTTGGACGCATACTTCAAGGATTTGAAGCAGGAGTTCGCAAATGACGGCTTCAAAGGCGTAACCCCTCCCGAATCAGCGGAAGCGAAGATTGAGAAAGAATCTGAATCTATCGCTAAGATGATTGATGAGGGGACGAAAACTATTGTTGAACAAAACAAGAATTAATTATGTCAGCAGGATTTAAGTATGACTTGGTTCCGCCCGTTGAGCAAGAGGAACGCTACGATGTCCAGACCGGCATTCGTAGACGTGGTCCGTTCAAACTTGATACGCAGAACCTGGTAGTGGGAAGTTTTCTTCCCGGATTTACACCGATTTGTGCGGACTTGAAAAACAAGTTCGCTTATGCGGTAATCAATGTGAGAGTTGTGGAAGCCTATACCACTGGTGGAGAGGCTTTGTCTATCAAAGTAGCCAAGAACTCTTTGGCTTATGTGGGTATGTTTGTCGGAAGCGGCAAGAAAGGCGCAGAAGTAACGGCAATTGATAAATCTAATGCCGGTTATGATGTATTGACTATTAAGGCTGCTTTTGGTGAGAATATCGCCAAAGATGCCGTATTATTCAATGCGGTTGCAGTTGATGGTTTAAAACAAAAGCATGTAGCTAATTCGGCTCTGTTTAACCGTACAAAGGTTGAGGACGGAATCACATTGGTTTCATTGCTTCGTACAGCCGCAGAAATTGAACCCTCAAAATTGGTTATGCCGTTCTCCGAGAACGATAAAGCCAACATGAAGGGATGGTTTGAATTTAACGAGTAAGGAGGTAGGATATGTTTTTAACGATTCAAACATTATTCGATGATGCGAACATTGTTTCCGCTATCATCAGACGTGTGAACCAGACACGCAAGGACACAATCTATTGGCAGCAGTATCTTACTTTCCGCAGAGTGACTACTCGTGTGTTCAAAGACTATATCGGTTCTGTAACTGGAGTTATGGCCGGCTCCATCAATTCGCGTTTTGGAGAGAAACCCATCCGTGAACGTCGGAACATCGGTTCCGGATATGGTGAGATTGCCTATTTGGGTGATGCTTATCAGATGTCTATTGACCGTCTTTCTGAATTGCAGGATTTGATTGACAAGTTCAATGCCGCTAAGCCAGCCGACCAAAAGGCTGCAATGGAAGAGATTGTAAACTTCCTGGCAGACGACTACCGTCAGATTACCCTTGCCGCCCACAAGCGTATGGATATTATTGTCGGTGCGCTGTTGATGCTTGGTGAAGCCACCGTTTACAACAAGGATGCTGCAATCACTTCCGGTCAGACCAATAATAAACTGCTGGAGATTACCCTTCCGTTCAATTTTATCAAGCCGAAAAGTGGAGATGTGGTTGTGGACGGAAAGAATATGTTTATCTCTTATTTGAGAGAGGAACTTCATTCCTTGGCACCGGACTATGGCGTTTATGCCAAGATGGTTATGACTCGTGCATCTTTCAACAAGCTTGTTCTTGGTTCATCTGAATTTGGTGAGCAGTACAAGATGATTCTCGGCAGCAACGAAATGAAGTTGAGTACGGGATTGGTTTCCTCTTCTTTGGCTTCCGAAGTGTTCACCGGCATCGGTCTGCCTCGCATCGAAATCAAGGAGGACTATGTGAAAGACCAGACGGGAAAAAACGTGCAGATTTACGCGGATAACCGTATTACTCTGTTACCTTCTGACAACATTGGTTATATGCGCCATCATACCCCGTATGAAGCGACAGACCCGGTACAGGGACGTACTTATACCCCGTCAGAGGGGCAGATGCTTATCTCTAACTACCGTGACAAAAACGGTCGCTACATGGAATATACGGCAGAGTGGATTCCGCAGATTTCCAATCCAGATTTGATTACCAATTTCGATTTGAGCGAAATTGCATCCATCCAATCAGCATAAGGGGGTAGGATATGAAAGTAAAGGTTATATCAGTTTTCCGCGACAAGTTCACCGGAAAGTATTATACTCCCGGTGAAGTGATTGAAGTCGGTGAGGAAGCCCGTGTGCTGGATATGGAAAGCCGCAGACTTGCTGAACGGATTGAGGCAAAAAATCCCGAAGTGAAAGCCCCTGAAGAAAAGAAAGAGGTGAAAATTTCCCTCTTTGAAAAGGAGTTTGAGAAGAAAACTTTGATTGATGCTTTGAAATCTATCGGTGCGCAGGCTTCCGGCAATATGAAAGAGGAAACTCTTTTGGCTAAGGTTGCAGAACTGGATGAAGAATCAACAGCCAAACTGAAAGAAGCATTAGGTATCGAGTAAAAGGATAGGGTAGTGCTTCTACCCTTCCATTGTCTAATTTTATAAATCAGAAAAGAAATGAAGAATTTTATTTTTGCCATGTGTGGCTTTTTAATGATGTCTTTGGTTTCGTTGAGCGTGCAGGCAGCAAGTGTGGAATCTCCTAAGTGTGAATACGTGAATCCATCGGTTGATGTTGGTCTGCCGGATATTCAGTTTATCACTTTGGAAACGGTTCCGGCTGATTGTGTTGTACTGACCATGACACCTCCCGTCTTCTTGGTTGCAAATAACCCGGCTATGATGTGTTCGATGAAAGAGGAAGCGGCTATTCAAGGGATACGAATTAATGTTCCCAAATGTCCGTTCAGATACATCTATAAATCTAAACATTGTACGCATTATAGCTATACCGCATATAGTAAACTGATTACACCATATTGAATGATAGCAGCCATGAGTAACAAGGAGTTTGTACTAAGCGTATTTGATAAGAACACCCCGTCTAATCTTGTAGTTGAAAATATACTTTCAAGAACGGGATTGGATGGTGAAGAACCTTTTGCCGAGGAAAATCGGGCAAGATTAGAGGTCGCTTGTGCAAAGCAAATTCCGTGGATGATACAAAATCCATCTTCGGTCAGCGAAAGCGGATTTTCTGTGTCTTGGTCTAATTATGTTGATAGTCTAATGAAATTGTACTCATGGCTGTGTAAACAGTACGGTTTGAAAGNACTTGTCGGAGGCTGACCTTTTCGATATATGTCTGAACGCAAAGATAAGCGGAGGGAGTGAGATGAACGAGGATTGCCAAACACGGGTGTCGGTGGCAATTGCGAAGTTCATCCCCTCTCTATTGCTTCGTGCCACTTCCATCAGCGAAAGCGGTTTTTCTATGTCTTGGAACATTCAAGGCATTAAGGATTACTATTCATTTCTGTGTAAACAGTACGGTTTGAAAGNTAAAGTTATCACCCCGATGGCTAAGGATGAGTTCGGAAGACCCATTCCCGGTACAGGTGGTGAATGCTGGCAGGAGGTAGGCAAATGCCGTTGTGATGATAACACNAAAAGTTATCACCCCGATGGATAAGGATGAGTTTGGCAGACCTATTCCCGGAACAGGTGGTGAAAGCTGGCGGGAGGTGTGCAAATGCCGTTGTGATGATAACACTACCAAAGAGTTTTCATCTGATAACGGCTCTGTGTATCGTCCGAATTATCATGTGGTATGCGAGAAGAGAATTACTGTCAAGGCTGGTGATGAAGTACGTTGCATGGATGGTGATAGCGTAAGAGGTCAAGGCGAAGTTTATACAGTGAAGAGTACAAACTACTTTAACTACTCGGAATTATGGATGTAGATTTCGATTTTTCAGATGTCGACTCCTTTTTCGATGAAGGAGAATGGGAGGTCGAAAAGAAGATGATTGATGTAGGCGATGAAGCCGTGAAGTACGCAGAGGAACATGGGGATTATCAAGACCATACACTCACTTTGAGAACGTCCAATGATTACGATGTCGATAAAGATGGTTTGACGCTGAAAAACGAAGCGGAATACGCTTCATTCGTGGAATCTAAGGGATTTGATGTTTTNGAGTAGTGCTGCTTTATTTGCGGAGAAACGATTAAAAGAAGAATTTGAATGATAGTAACCACCGACATAGGAAACATCCTCTATCGGGACTGCAAGGCTTTCGNTTGGGTGAAGCTTGCAGTAAAGGCTTGGTAAAAAGTGAAATAGAAGAGAATGAGTCTTATAAACTAGGATATCACACTCGTACTGAATATGGCTATGAAAGTTGGTCACCCAAAGAACTGTTTGAAGAATCATATCGAGAAGTCAAGAAAGAAACTCCTATCTGTTTCGGTGATGCTATCGAAGTGTTAAAACAAGGTGGGACTGTTCGTAGAAGTGGTTGGAACGG